CAATGCACTGCAGGAGAAGAAACTGCAGGACATGATGTCCCTGCTGCCGGAAGGGTTGGGGTTGGTCAAGATGAACATGGACTACCTGGAACTGCGGTTAACCAGTGGGCAGAGGATCTGGAGCAATCACACAGGATTCAGTCCACAGGTGGATCAACTGCTGGCTCCACAGATCGGGTCGCAGAAGGTGCAGCATGAAGTGGTTGGGTATAAGGGGGGTTCTGGAAAGTATAGACTTGCCTCTCAGAGTGCTCAGAATCGTTGTCATGGCGTTTAACAGGTGATACTGCTGGTCTGGTATAGGTCAGTATAAAAAATGCCGGTAATTTGGATTATATTGATTTGGTGAATTATGAATTCAAACATCAAGGTTGTGGGTAAGAGGGAAGATGGCACCTTGATCCTCGGAGTCGGGGATCTTGATCACCATGAACACTTTGATCACTATGAGGATCTGGAGAAGTGTGACCGATGTGGAGGCACAGATCTGACGTTCGACCCGAAGCTAGGCAACGAGTGTGATACATGCGGATACAAAGAGTGGGAGAAGTAGATTATGAAAAGTTTATTTGATGCAACTGAGATGGAGAGGATTGAGAAGTTGCAGTACGCACAGGTTCAACACATTCCAGGGATCTGTAAGAACTGCTGCTGGTTCCATGCAGGGAAACATGAACCTGAAGGAGATCCCTCTTTTGGTCTCTGCCGAAAGTCTGCACCGAAGGTCAGCATGATCGGAGAAATGAATCTGCCAGATGAAGATGATCATGCACAACTGCGTATAATCAATGAACAGGTGTTTCAGGATGATGATGGAAGTTATCCATCTTTTCCGTTCTTTACGGAACCAATCTGGCCCAAGGTTTATGAGGATGATTTCTGTGGCAAGTTCAAGTGTGCTACCTGGGCACGACGGAAAGATCGACAGGGGAGAATGCTTCTGCCAATGAAAGTCTTCCATCCAAACCATCCTGATTATTTCAAACTCTTTCCTAGTGATGATGATGACTGCACCCAAGAAATCTAACCGGAAATATTCTGATGAGGATGTCGAAGCCTTCTGCAATCACATTGCCGATGGCAAGAGCCTTCAGGAAACTGCAGAGCTGTATGGGATGACGAGGTATGCACTGTACCAGGTGCTGAACCGGAATCATCAGGAACGTTATATGTCTGCTCTCAATGAGAGGGCAATGCGCCATGCAGAACACATTGAGTATCTTGCCAAAGAGTGTGAACAGGGACGGATTGATCCCAGAGCTGCAGATGTGTCGATCCGTGCCAGACAGTGGATCTGTGCCAAGTATCATCCTGAGTTCCTTGCTGAACGAATGAAGAAGGATGTGAGTGTGGAACACTCGATGAGGAAGGAACATTTGGACACCATGAAGAAGATTGCGAAGAGGAAAGCGGAGATAGAATACAAGTCTGAGCAGAAGCCCAAGGATTGAGCAGATGCCCGTTAACATTACGCACTCGCGATCCTGATACAACTTTTATCTGTTCTGTGCCGCATAAATACTGGGGCATGAGTTCGATATCCAACATTATCGAACATATAGAAATTATCAGTTGGTGGCGAGGGTGGGAACCGACATACCGCAGAAACACTGGGATCAAGCAGGATATAACCGGAAAGGGCAACAAAAAGGGCAACATCTGGGGCCAAAGCTCAATTTTCGCAGACCCCCCCCAGGGGTGGTCGAACCGAGGGGGTGGCGTGCATGCGCACCCCTCCACCTCTCCAACTTATTCTCAGGATAACCAATGCCTCCCAAGGTCATAACCTCTGCGACAAAATCATATCAACCGTATAACCCCAGTCCTGCAGTGGACAAATTTGAGAAGAACTACAACCTCAACAGGACAGACTGGATGGACGAGATGAGCGAACTCAACGGAAAAGACTGCAACGTCAAGGTATCTGCAATTGAGTCGGAGTGTCCACATTGCGGTCACATCAACCGGACGGATGCTGAGATCATGTTTGCAGGTTGGATCAACAGTATGCCAGTCATCCACAGTGTCTGCCATCACTGCAGCAAGGGGTATGTATTCAAGGTCGATGGGATTCGTCTGGAACTGCAATACTACACAGAGAGCATCCACAAGTTAGACCCAGACTGCCGAGAGGCAGAGTACCAGCAGAAGATCCCACAACCGGAGACCCCCCCTACCCCTGGCAAAAAGAAAAAGACCTGACCCATGCTAAAAATTTTCAAAATTTCCCCCGTTGCCAAGCCGAGGATGACGAGACGAGATGTCTGGGCCAAGAGAAAGGTCGTAATCCGGTACCGTGAGTTCTGTGATGAACTGCGGAGTCAGGCAGAGGGTTGGACTCTACCGGATGCCTTCCGTGCGAGGTTCATCGTCCCAATGCCCAGCAGTTGGTGCAAGAAGAAGAGACTGCAGAAGGTCGCAACCCCGCACCAGCAGAGGCCCGATGCAGACAATTTGTGCAAGGCCTTGATGGACGCACTGCTGAAAGAGGACTCAACGGTCTGGAAACTGGAGATTGAGAAAATCTGGGGAGAGGAAGGTGCGATCATCATTGACGATCTACAGGACCAATAATGCAGCTTTCTGAACTCATCCTAACCTACGAGAAGCACCCAGACCTCTTTGTCGAGGATTTGCTGGGCGTGACTCCCCAGGACTGGCAACGGGAGGTCTTGCAGAAGGTAGGCAGAGACAAACGTTCCTTGCTCTCGGTAGTCTCTGGTCATGGATGTGGCAAGAGTTCCTGTGCCAGTTGGCTCATGATCTGGTATTTACTCACACGGTATCCCGTCAAGATCGTCTGCACAGCACCGTCTGCTTCCCAGTTATACGATGCTCTGTTCGCAGAAGTGAAAAGATGGATCAAGGAGTTGCCGAACCCCATCAAATCTTTATTGGAGATGAAGTCGGACCGGATCGAGTTGGCAAGTAGTCCCACCGAGGCCTTCATCAGTGCAAGGACCAGTCGTGCAGAATCCCCAGAGGCAATGGCAGGGGTTCACGCAGAGAATGTTTTATTGATTTTCGATGAGGCGAGTGCAATCCCAGAGCAGGTCTATGTCAGTGCATACAGTTCGATGTCCTCTCACAATGCCTCGGTCCTGCTGATCGGCAACGGCACCCGCAACAGTGGGTATTTTTATGAGACGCATACACGACTGAGGGACCGATGGTGGACGAGGAGGGTCTCCTGTCTGGACAGTGACTTGGTCAGTGAGGATTTCATTGAGGAACTGAAGATCAAGTACGGAGAGGAATCGAACGCCTTCCGAGTGCGGGTGCTGGGAGAGTTCCCTCTTGCCGAAGACGACACCCTGATCAGTCTCCATGCCGTGGAGCAGGCATCAAAGCGAGTCGTCGAACAACCGGAAGGAACCCCTGTCGTCTGGGGCCTGGATGTCGCGAGGTACGGAGATGATGCGAGTGTGCTCTGTATCCGTCAGGGCAGACACCTGATCGAACTGCACAGTTGGAAGAAGTTGTCATTGATGGAACTTGCCGGACGGGTGCTGGATCTCCTGCACAGCAGTGACGAACCTCCAGAAGAAATCCTGGTGGACAGTATTGGATTGGGGGCAGGAGTCTTGGACCGACTGCGGGAGTTGGACATCAGTGCCAGAGGGGTGAACGTCTCAGAGAGTCCTGCAATGGCAGACCGATACGCCAATCTCCGTGCAGAGTTATGGGACTTGACGAAGCAATGGTTCAACGAGGAGGTGCAGATCCCAAATGATGACAGTCTCATCGCAGACCTGACGGCCCCAAGATACTCGTTCAACAGCAGTGGCAAGATGCTGGTGGAATCGAAGGCCGAGACCAAGAAGAGGTTGGGCAGATCGACAGACTTTGCAGACTCGTTGGTGCTCACATTCGCAAGCACTGCTGCAGGCGCATCTGGGCAGTACAGACGGAAGAAACGAGGCCGCAGAAGGAACGTAGGAGGAGTGGTTTAAGGTTCCAACTTTTTCCAACTAAATCCCCCATAAATCCCCCAGTAATTCATACCATATATATATAGGAAATTTTTATGGTCTTATCGGATGAGAAATTGATGGAATTAATCCACTCTGGCTACATCCCCAGTGATGTACATCTAGGACCCTGCAGTGTGGATCTGACTCTTGCCGAAGACTACCTGGTGCCACACTTGCCGGAAGATCGTCCGTACATCACAACCAATGAGGACTACCCCCACAAATTGGCCCCCGTCGAGACCTTTGTGCTCTACCCAGGTAAATTTGTGTTGGCCTCAACGAATGAGATCATCAAAGTGCCAGACCATATGTGCGGAGTCGTTCACGGCAGATCGAGTGTCGGAAGATTGGGAATTCAGGTGCAGAATGCAGGATTTATTGATGCCGGATTTGTGGGACAGATCACCCTGGAATTGGTGAACCAATCCAATGCTCCGGTACTGCTGAAACCCAACATGCGGATCTGCCAGCTCGTGATGCACAATCTACATGGACAATCCAAGAGACCGTACCGAGGGAAGTACCAGGGGCAGGTCGGTCCCACTCCATCGAGGATCAAGGAGGACGAGGAATAACCCACATTTAACTTGCATCTCCTGCAAAACCTTGCTGCAGTTTCCGGTAATCTGAGTAATCCGAATTATCTGGAGACAGATGGCAATTACTTACCGAAACGAACGGTTTGCTGGGTACAACAAGGCCAAGCGAACCCCCTCCCATCCTAAAAAATCTCATGCGGTGCTCGCCAAGGAAGGAGACACGGTCCGCCTGATCCGCTTTGGACAGCAGGGAGTCCAGGGTGCAGGGTCCAATCCCAAGACCAAGTCGGAGAAGGCCCGTCGAGCATCCTACTATGCCCGTCACAACGCCCAGGGCAAACCGACCTCCAAACTTTCAGCCAAATACTGGTCGCACAAAACAAAATGGTGAGATGAGCAAACCCAATCTTTTTGACAACATCCGCAAGAAACGCAAACGCATTGCTGCAGGGTCAGGCGAAAGAATGAAGAAACCAGGTGAGAAGGGACGACCCAGTGCGAAGACCTTCAAAATTGCGGCAGCAGGTGCCAAGAAATACAAGAAGAAGAAATAAATGGCTGAATCCCCCACCCCGATGACTGCAGAAGATTTGAAAGCCTGGATTGCTGGCACGATTCAGGACTCCGTGGACCATATTGATGATGAGGTCTCACCCGTCCGTGCCTCTGCGTTCCGGTACTACCTTGGTGCTCCCTTCTCTGACAGTGGAGACTCTCCTGCAGAAGAAGACGGCAGATCTCAGGTCGTATCGCGGGAAGTCCATGATGCCGTGCATAGCATGCTCCCTAGTCTGATGCGGGTCTTCTTCAGTCATGACAAGAGTTGCGAGTTCATTCCGAGAGGACCTGAAGATGTCGCAGGTGCCGCACAGGCCACGGAGTTAGTCAGTTGGTATCTCGAACAGAGCAATGCGTACAGTGTCTTTGCAGATGCCATCAAAGATTGTTTGATCAAAGGCGAGGGCATCATCAAGTGCTGGCATGAGACGCAGTACGACATCCAAACACGAGAACTGCAGGGCCTGGATGAGCTGCAGATCGGTCTGTTTGTGCAAGAGGGATATGAGGTAACGCAATCAGAAGAGTTGGAAGATGCTCCAGGTTTGTATTCGGTCGTGCTGACGAAGCGAACTCCACGGGGCAAGATCCGGCTGGAGTGTCTTCCACCAGAAGAGTTCCTGATCAACCGCACGGCAACCTCCTTGGATGATGCCAAGATTGTGGCCCATCGACAGTTGCTGAGAGTCGGAGATCTCGTTGAGTTGGGCTACCCCTATGAACAGATCATCGAGTTCAAGGGATATGAAGATGACTTCCGCAGTAACGAAGAATGGAACCTGAGACACCCGAACTGGCGAGAAGAGGACGACACCGACTCAGACCCTAGCAACCGTCTAGTCCAGTACGTTGAATCTTTTGTGCGTGTTGATGCCGATGGAGATGGGGTCCCCGAACTGCGGAGGATCTGCACCATTGGGCAGGCCCATGAGATCATCATGAACGAACCTGTTGATTCCCATCCATTCTTATTGATCCGCAAAGATCCCCTGCAGCACACCTGGAGAGGCATGTCTCTCTACGATGAACTTGCAGACATCCAACGGATCAAGTCGGCAGTCATGCGGAACATGCTCGACAGTCTCTCTCTCAGCACCAGGCCCCGCATTCTCTATGATGAGGTAAATGGGCCACAGTGGGAGGATGTATCCAATGATGAAATTGGAGCATTGATTCCAACCAGGAACATGGGCGGGATGCAGATGCTGGAGATGCCGTTTGTGGGTGGTTCCTGCCTTCCGATTCTCAACTATCTTGACCAGATCAAGGAAACCCGCACAGGAATTAGTAAGGCCAGTCAGGGACTCGATTCTGAACATCTCCAATCAACCACTGCAATCGCGGTATCTGCGACACAGAAGGCAGCACAGGCCCGATTGGAGTTGATCGCCCGAAACATTGCCGAATCCGGTTTCAAACCGTTGTACAAACGATTGCTGCAGCTCACCTTGTTGCACATGGACCAACCGACAGTCATGCGACTGCGAGGTGAATTCGTCCAGGTCGATCCTCAGAGTTTTGCAGATTATGACGTTCTGATCACTCTCCCTCTGGGACGAGGATCTGAAGAGGAACGCAGACAGGCACTGCTGGGACTACTTGCCAAGCAGGAGATGCTGATCCAGACCTACGGACCCATGAACCCAATCGTCGGACCAGAGCAGTATTACCAGACTTTGCAACGTCTCTTTGCAGACCAGGGACTGGGTGCCGAAGCAGGATCATACCTCCGTCCACCACAGCAGATGCAAGCCTTGCTACAGCAACAGATGCAGCAGGTGCTGGCACAGCAGAACGAACCTCCAAAACCAAGTCCAGAGGAGATGCTGGCTCAGGCTGAAATTTCTAGGAAGCAGATCGAGGTGGCCCAACGTGCCGAAGAAATGAAGAGAGAGGACGATCGGAAGAGGGACGAGATGGAAGCAGAACTCTTCATTAAGTTGAAGGAACTCTCCTTCAAGTACCAGCAACCGATTGATGCCTCCCCACTGCTGGATGCCCTGACCCGAAACCGAGAACTAGAACGAGTGGACCAGGTGAGACAACAGCAGTTGTACGAACAGCAACCTCCGCAGGGACAGATGCCAGTATGAAACGCCAGAAACTGGAAGCATCACAGTCTGGGTTGCTGGATGATGAATCCATCGACATCCGAGACATCCTGACCTCTGCAGTCAGTCGTGTGCCAATGGTTGGAGGATTGCTGGCAGAGATCGTTGACCCTCCAGAGGCAAATGCTGGGGCAAGCATCATCTACGGACCAGAGAGGGAAGGGAACTTTGAACGTTGGTTCAGAAATTCAAAAGTGATTGATGCCAAAGGCAACCCGAAAGTGATGTATCACGGAACAAATGCCCCAATCTCGGAATTCCTGTTTGAGTTTACGAATAAAGGGAATGACCAATTAGGAAGTGGTTTTTATTTCACAGACACTCCCTCAGAGGCAAGTGGGTATGCAGAGGACAATGCAGGCAATGTGATGCCTGTTTATTTGTCCGTGCAAAATCCTTTGGATGAGGATCAAACAGGCAATCTTACTGAGTCTCAAGTTAGACGATTCATCAAGAATGCGCCTAAATACAAGCAACGATTGACGGATTGGGGTGACGTTCAATATGAAGGTGAGAGAGCAGTATTGGATAGGGCAGTCAATGCCTACACCAGAACTCCAGAAGACGGACCCCTTCTGAAAGGATTGTTCCAGATTGCTAATGATTTCTATGGTGATGACATCCAAAAATTCAACGAACAAGTCACTAAGATTTTAAAGTTTGATGGGGTGCGATCTAAAAAACCTTACGGGGCAACTCATATCATGGGATTTCAGCCGAATCAGATCAAATCCATCTACAACCGAGGAACCTTTGATCCAGAAGATCCAGACATTCTGAGTTATCGAGAAGAACCTATTGGACTTTTAAGCGTATAAGGAACCCATGCCCAACCCGATGAAATTCAAACCCTGTCCAACGTGTCCAGCACCGAAGGTCTGTGCAAAACTCGGCAGGTGTATCAAACAACAAAGGAAATGATGACAGATCCAATCATCCGTGTCGGTGATGCTGCCAAGAAGATCTTGCAGGAGGATGCCGTGAGGGAAGCATTCGATAGCCTCAAGTCTGGCCTGGTCCAGCAATGGATTTCCGGTAAGACTGCCGAAGATCGGGAGCACTGCTGGTATGCGTATCATGCTGCAACCAACCTGCAAAACGAGTTGAATGCCCAAGTGCAACGGTCAATCCGTCGCAAAAAACAAACCTCTAAAGGAGACGAGTAAGAATGTCCGAGTACGCAGACTCCGTCAATGTCCCAGCAGAGACAGATGGAACACCTCAAACTCCCGATATGATTGTGGCAGATAAATTTGATGATCTCCTTGGAACACGTCCTCCAGAGCAGACCGAAGAAGTTGACGAACCCACTGACGAGTATGACGATGATGTACAAGAAGACGAAGAAGAAGAAACCGAAGAAGTAGAGGCAGCAGAACCTGAACTCTACAAAGTAATTATTGATGGTGAAGAGGTCGAGGTCTCCCTCGATGAGCTGCAGAAAGGGTATTCACGGCAGTCTGATTATACCCGCAAGACCCAGCAGTTGGCACAGCAGAGAAAAGAGGCAGAGGCACTGCAACAGGATTATGCCCAACGGGTTCAGCAACTCAATCAGTTTGCCCAGCAGATCCAGCAGCAACCGGACATCCCTGAACCTGCTTGGACTGCAGATCCGCAAGCCTGGGAACGATTAAGACACGAAGATCCAGTCCAGTTTGTCTTAGAAAAAGATGCTGCCAGAGACAGACAACTGGCGAGACAACAACGTGCTCAACAGATGCAGTATCTCCAGAGTGAACAGCAGCAGTTGCAACAACAGCAGTTTGCCCAGCATCTTGATGGACAACGCCAGCAGTTGAACGAATTGATTCCTGCCTGGTCCGACAAAGAGACCGCAAAGGCCGAGAAAGCAGAACTACGAAAGTGGGCATCTGACGCTTACGGATTGACTGAGCAAGATTTGAGTCAAGCCTACGATGCTCGACTGGTCAAGATCCTTTATGACGCCTGGAGTGCGAACAAGACTACCTCGCAAGCCAAGCAACAGTTGAAGAAACCCCA